AGGTCATATGGAATGTGCTACCTTAAAAATAGACGATCTGGATTTTCATTTATGGCGTCCGGGGAGTGCGTTAATATGGCAACCATATCAAGCGACTCTAGATTTGGCATTTTATCAAAAAGTGGACCTGATGCGAAGAAGATGTTTACAGACAAAGTGGTACCGATATCGGTTAATTACCCCTTCTTTTTCAAGCCGATACAGGACGGTATGGACAGGCCAAAGACAGAGCTCGCCTACCGTGTACCAGCCAGTAAATTCACCCGTAAGAAACTCGAAACCAACGAGACATTACGTGAGCTCGACGGCCTCGACACCACGATCGACTGGAAGAATACCGGTGACAACTCGTACGACGGTGAGAAACTCAAATTACTCGTCCACGACGAAAGCGGTAAATGGGAGCGTCCGACGAACATCCTCAACAACTGGCGCGTTACGAAAACGTGTTTACGATTAGGTAGTAGAGTTATAGGTAAGTGTATGATGGGTTCAACTAGTAATTCATTAGATAAAGGAGGAGATAACTTTAAAAAACTATACAATGACTCAGACGTCACTCAACGAAATGCAAATGGACAAACTCGCTCTGGATTATATAGCTTGTTTATACCTATGGAGTGGAATTACGAAGGATACATCGATTCTCATGGCTTACCTGTATTCGACACCCCAAGTAAAAAAATTAGCGGGCCGCAGGGCGAAACAATCGATCAAGGTGTTATAGAGTATTGGGAAAATGAAGTAGAAGGCTTAAAGCAAGATCAAGATGCTTTAAATGAATTTTACAGACAATTTCCAAGAACTACTAAACACGCATTTAGAGATGAGTCAAAAGACTCGTTATTTAATCTAACTAGAATTTACGAGCAAATAGACTTTAATGAAGATTTAAAAAATTCTATAAATGTTACTAGAGGATCTTTTAGTTGGCAAAATGGAGAGAAAGATACAAATGTTATTTTTTCTCCTAATAGCAATGGAAGATTTTATGTTACATGGGTTCCAGATTTAGAGCTTCAAAACAGAAGATATAATAAATATAATACTATGTATCCTGGCAATGAACACGTGGGTGCTTTTGGTTGTGATCCATATGACATATCTGGAACAGTTGACAAAAGAGGATCAAAAGGTTCTTTACATGGTTTAACTAAGTTTAGTATGGAAAAAGCTCCATCTAATCATTTCTTCTTAGAATATATAGCTAGGCCACAAACAGCCGAAATATTTTTTGAAGATGTATTAATGGCCTGTGTTTTTTATGGTATGCCTATATTAGCAGAAAATAACAAACCTAGACTTTTGTATTATTTTAAAAAAAGAGGTTATAGAGGTTTCGCTATGAATAGACCAGATAAAAAATACACCAAACTTTCTATAACAGAAAAAGAAATAGGTGGTATTCCAAACTCAAGTGAAGACATAAAGCAAGCTCATGCCTCTGCTATTGAAACTTATATAGAGACATTTGTGGGTTTAAAAGAAACTGGGTATGGTGATATGTATTTTCAAAGAACACTAGATGATTGGTCTAAATTTAATATAAATAACAGAACCAGACATGATGCTTCTATTAGTTCTGGATTAGCTCTTATGGCTTGTAATAAACATAGATATTCTCCTGTTAATAAAATAAATTTAAAACCTGTAGATTTAGGTATCAAAAGATACGACAATAGAGGAATTACATCAAAAATAATAAGTTAAATGAATATATATACTAATTCAAATAGCGCTTTTCCAAGTCAAGTAGTTAGCGATCAAGAAAAAGCTAGCTGGGAATACGGCAGTCAAGTAGCTATGGCTATTGAGTATGAATGGTTTAAATCTGGTAGGTTAAATGGCAATAGATATTTAACTAATTGGAATAATTTTAACACTCTTAGATTATATGCTAGAGGCGAACAACCTGTTCAAAAATACAAAGATGAATTATCTATAAATGGTGATTTGTCTTATTTAAATTTAGACTGGAAACCAGTACCTATTTTATCTAAATTTGTGGACATTGTAGTAAATGGTATATCTTCAAAAGCTTATGAAATAAAAGCTTACGCGCAAGATCCTTCTTCTATTAAAAAAAGAACTTCATATGCTTCTAAAATGTATGAAGATATGCTAGCTAAAAACTATATCAATACTATAAAGAATACATTAGGAATTGATTTATATCAGACTCCAAACCCGGATTTAATACCAGAGTCAGAAGAGGAGTTAGAGCTTCATATGCAATTAAGTTATAAGCAAGCTATAGAAATAGCTGAAGAAGAAGCTATTACTTCTATAATGGCTCAAAATAAATACGATCTAATAAGACGTAGATTGAATATGGATTTAACTGTTTGTGGCATTGCTGCAGCAAAAACAAACTTTAACACAGCTAACGGTGTAACTTTAGATTATGTTGACCCTGCTTACATGGTTTATTCCTATACAGAAGATCCTAACTTTGAAGATATATATTATGTAGGTGAAATAAAATCTATTACAATACCAGAACTTAAAAAAGAATTTCCTAATATACCTGAAGAAGAATTAAAAAGAATACAGACTATGCCTGGAAACAGGCAGTATATAACTGGCTGGGGAGGTTACGATGAGAATACTGTTCAGGTTTTATATTTTGATTATAAAACATACCACAATCAAGTATTTAAAATAAAACAAACAGATCAAGGTTTATTAAAAGCCATAGAGAAGCCAGATACATTTAATCCACCTGAAAATGATAACTTTGAAAGAGTATCAAGATCAATAGAGGTTTTATACAGTGGAGCTAAAGTGCTAGGAACTGATACACTTGTCAAATGGGAGTTAGCTGAAAACATGTCAAGACCTTATGCTGATACTACAAAAGTAGAAATGAATTACACCATTTGCGCTCCTCGCATGTACAAAGGACGTATTGACTCTTTAGTTAGTAAGTGTGTTGGATTTGCTGATATGATTCAAATAACTCATTTAAAGCTTCAACAGGTTTTAGCACGTATGGTGCCTGATGGTGTTTATTTAGACATGGATGGTTTAGCTGAAGTTGATCTTGGTAATGGAACAAACTATAATCCAGCCGAAGCATTAAACATGTATTTTCAGACAGGTTCTATAGTAGGTAGATCTTTAACTCAAGATGGTGAATTAAATAGAGGAAAAGTACCTATTCAAGAGCTGCAAACTGGTAGTGGTGGTGCTAAGATACAAAGTCTAATAACTACGTATCAATATTACTTACAAATGATACGTGATGTTACAGGATTGAACGAAGCACGAGACGGTAGCTTACCTGATAGAAATACATTAGTAGGTTTGCAAAAACTAGCTGCAACCGCTTCTAACACAGCGACAAAGCATATAAATCAATCTAGCTTATATATAACTCTTAGACTAGCTGAAAATATAGCTTTAAAAATAGCAGATGCTTTAGACTTTCCATTAACAGCTGAATCGTTAAAAAACTCGATATCTGTATTTAACGTTGAAACTTTAAGTCAAATAGAAGATTTAAATTTACATGATTTTGGTATATTTTTAGAACTTGAACCTGACGAAGAAGAGCAAGCAAAGCTAGAACAAAATATACAAATAGCGCTACAAGCCGGTAATATTGATTTAGATGATGCTATAGATTTAAGACAAATAAAAAATATCAAACTTGCAAATCAAATGCTTAAAATTAAGCGAAAAAGAAAGCAAGCTAAAGATATGGAAATTCAGCAGTCTAATATGCAGGCGCAAGCCGCTGCTCAAGCTGAAACAGCTGAAAAAACAGCTATGGCTGAAGTTCAAAAGCAAGAGGCAATATCAGGATCTAAAGTTCAATACGAGCAAGCTAGAACTGAAATGGAAATTAAAAAAATGGAAATACAGTCTCAGCTTGATCAACAAAAAATGCAAATACAGCATCAATTTAATATGCAGTTAAAACAAGCAGAACTACAAACTCAGGATCAAAAAGAACAAGAGAAAGAAAACAGAAAAGACAAGCGTATAAAAATGGAAGGTACGCAGCAAAGTAAAATGATAAGCCAAAGACAAACTGACGGTTTACCTGTAGACTTTGAAAACTCAAACCAATTACCAATGGTTTAATTATTTAATTATTTAATTATATTATATTATGTCAGAACAAACACAAGAAGCTGTAAAGCAAGAGGGTGATTTTAAGATAAAAAAGAAAACACCTAAAAAATTTAACGAAACAAAAGATAACATTACAAAGGTAAATGTTAATCCTAAAGAACCTTTGATCGAACTAGAACCAGAGGTTAAAAAAGTAGTAATAAAAAAAGAAAAAGACGATGCCATTCAAATCGGAGAAACAAAGAAGGTATCTGTGGAAGAACCATCCGGAGATAGCACAAAGGTGGGAGAACCTGTACAAGAGTCCGACGAGGCTGCTGAAGGGTTTTCTCCGATCCAAGAAGTAACAGAAGCTGAAGTTAATAAAGTTGAAGCTGAAGTTAAAGAAGCTATAAGAGATGAAAAAATATTAGGTAAACCTTTACCTGAAAATATTGAAAAGCTAGTTTCTTTCATGGAAGAAACTGGTGGAACAATAGAAGATTATACTCGTTTAAATGCTGATTACAGTAATATAGATGATAAAACTCTTATTAAAGAGTATTACAAAAAAAATAAACCTTATTTAGATTCTGAAGATCTTGATCTTCTTTTAGAAGAATTTGATTATGATGAAGAATTAGATGAGGAAAAAGACGTAAGAAAAAAGAAACTTGCGTTTAAAGAAGAAGTTGCAAAAGCCAAAAACTTTTTAGAAGAAACAAAGAGTAAATATTACGACGAGATCAAGTTGAGACCGGGCGTTACTCAAGATCAACAAAAAGCTATGGACTTTTTCAATAGATACAATAAGGAGCAAAAACAAGCTGAGCAACAGCATCAATCATTTAAAAATAATACACAAAAACTTTTTAGCGATGATTTCAAAGGTTTTGATATCAATGTAGGTGAAAAGAAATATAAGTATAATATTCAAAATGTTGATAAAGTTGCAGAAAACCAGTCTAACATTAACAATCTAATTAAGAGGTTCTTAGATGATAAAGGTAATGTTGTAGATACTTCTGGTTATCACAAAGCTATGTATGCTGCTGAAAACGTAGATAAAATCGCAGCTCATTTTTACGAGCAAGGAAAAGCTGACGCTATTAAAGACGTAGTAAGTAAATCAAAAAACCCAGTTGATACTAAAGCTAGATCAACACAAGGTGAAGTTTATTTAAACGGACTTAAAGTTAAATCTATTTCTGGCGCTGATTCTACAAAATTAAAAATAAAAACTAGAAAATTTAACTAATAAAAATTTAAAATTATGAGTTTACAACCTCAATTTGGTAGTATAATCCCATCTCAAACACAAGAGATTTTAGATTCTAACTACCTACAATTTAACGGTGGTGCTAATGTTGGCGATAGTGATACATTCGCTCAGCAGTACTTACCTGAAGTTTATGAACAAGAAGTAGAGCGTTATGGAAACAGAACGTTATCAGGCTTCTTGCGCATGGTTGGCGCTGAAATGCCAATGACATCTGATCAAGTAATTTGGTCTGAACAAAATAGATTACACATTTCTTACGATGGCTGTCAAGTAGCAGCAGATGTTGCAGGACCACCTGCGACAAACGTTATTGCTTTTGGAGCTGGCGTAACTAACGTTATTTCTGTAAACGACACTGTTGTTGTTTTAGATCCAACAAGTGGAGCAGAAGCTAAAGCCTTAGTTGTTGAAAGTACTCTAGGTGATGGTGCTGCCGGTTTTGGTGGTGCTAGCATTAAAGTAGCTGCTTTTAATAATACAGGTTTAGTTGCTGGTAACGGTATTACAGCTGGAGCTGGAATTAAAATATTTGTTTATGGTTCTGCTTATGGCAAAGGAACTTCAATTACGTCTAACACTGCTGCAGCTGGTGCTGCTGCAAATGGATACGTATCTGTAGATCCTAGCTTTACTCAATTTTCAAATACACCATTAATTCTTAGAAGCCAATACACGGTTTCTGGATCTGATATGGCACAAATTGGATGGGTGGAAGTTGCTACAGAAGACGGAACATCTGGATATTTATGGTACTTAAAAGCCGAGTCTGAAACAAGATTACGTTTTGAAGATTACTTAGAAATGTCTATGGTGGAAGCTGAAAAATCTGCTTTAACTGCTACGGCTGCAAATCTAGGAGCTGCAAAGCTACCTGGTAGTGAAGGTTTATTTGCTGCTATTGAAGACCGCGGTAACGTACAGGTAGGATTTACAGCTGCTGCTGGAATTGATGACTTTGACGCTATTTTGAAAAACTTAGATACTCAAGGTGCTATTGAAGAAAACATGCTTTTCTTACAAAGACAAACTGCTCTTGATTTTGATGACATGCTAGCTAACATCTCTGGTGGATACGCTGGAGGAACTGCTTTTGGTTTGTTTGAAAACTCAGAAGAAATGGCATTGAACTTAGGGTTCAGCGGTTTCCGAAGAGGATCTTATGATTTCTACAAAACTGACTGGAAATACTTGAACGACGCTTCAACTCGTGGAGGTATTGTTGGTGTTAATTCTATTGAAGGAGTTTTAAT